AACCTGGAGAAAGGTTGGCTATATACCGCCTAGCGAGCAACAGTCGTATCAACAGAAATGGAAACGATTCAAGGATAACAACCATGAAACAGATAGCAGCAGCCCTAGTCAAATCTCAGAAACAGTTCGGCCCAGCGCTAAAGTCAAGCAGTAATCCGCACTTCAAGTCGCGCTATGCCGATCTAGCGGCCTGTGTCGAGGCAGTCGTAGACGCTCTCAATGCAAACGGTATCGCTCTCATCCAGCAGACGCACGAATGCGCGGATGGAGTGATCGTTGAAACGGTGTTCGTTCATGAGTCAGGCGAGACGTTCTCAGGTGGAAGACTCCACGTTCCTGCAAGCAAACACGATCCGCAAGGATACGGTTCTGCTCTAACCTACGCTCGCAGGTACAGCCTGATGGCAGCGACCGGGATAGCACCAGAGGATGATGACGGTAACGCTGCAAGCAAGAAACGCGATCCGCATCCGACCATCGAGAACTTGCTTAAAGCATCGTCGCTGGATGACCTAAAAAACAAATACGCGCTGGCTTACAAAGCCTACCAGTCAGACAAAGAGTCCCTTGCGCTGATCGAGCAAGCCAAGAACACCCGCAAACAACAACTCCTGGAGATCAACGATGCTAACTGACGCACAGAAACAGAAACTCAAGAACGCCTCCCGCATCAAGCGGGGATACAAGCAAGGTGATGTCGATTTCAACGGAGACAACTTCTCGCTCGACCTCGCCATCGCTGAGTGCAAGATGGAAAACCCTGGAGCCTTCTGGACTAGTGAAACGCTCATCCTTCGCCGGTTCTACCACAAGCCTCTGTTCCCCATCCCCTGCCAAGATTGGAAGGTGAGCAAATGAAACACGATCACGGACTCGCACGAAACGATGACCCCGATACCTCGCACGAGGCAGCGGCCAGCATTAACGCAACACGCATAGAGCGCATCGTGCTGGAAGCCTTCTGGAAGTCACCTGGGGGCTTGATAGCGGAGGAGGTGGCACTGCTTACAAGACTGCCGCTAAACACCGTTACGCCACGCATAGCGCCTCTCGTGCGAAAGGGATACATCATCCCCATCGGCAAGCGGAAATCATCCTCTGGACGCAACCAACGGGTGCACAAATGGATCAGCGAAGCATAGAGTGGCATCAGGCTAGGCTGGGCCATGCAACAGGCTCCAGAGCCTCCGATATTATTGCAGGCAAGGACACGCAATCTCGCAAGGGATACATCACCCAGCTTGTGACAGAGAGGCTTACAGGACAGTCGCAGGACTTCTACACGAATGCCGATATGCAGCGAGGCATCGATGTGGAGCCTGTCGCACGAGCAGCGTATCAGGCTAGCAATGAACTGGTGGATGAAGTTGGATTCATAAAGCACCCGACTATCCTCTGGTTCGGTGCTAGCCCTGATGGTCTGGTTGGGAGTGATGGACTGGTCGAGATCAAGTGCCCCCGGTCAACAACTCATCTGGAGTACATCCAGGCTAAGAAACCACCAGCGAAGTACATCCCGCAGATGCTGGCTCAGTTGTCATGCACCGGCAGGAAATGGGTGGACTTCGTGTCGTTCGACAACAGGTTCCCAGAACATCTACAGTTGTTTGTCGTGCGGTTTCAACCCAGTGCGGAGGAACTGGAGAAGTTCGAGAGCAAAGTAAAAGAGTTTCTGTCTGAAGTTAACAACCTAATGGAGCAACTATGCCCCTCGCATACGAAGTGATCGCCACCACCGGAACGTACAAAAACCGCAACGGAGAGGAGAAAAAACGCTGGCAGAAGATCGGTGTCGTCATGCAGACGAACAACGGTTTAGCTCTCAAAATGGAGAGCATCCCCGTCAACTGGGATGGCTGGGCAACACTTGCCGAACCTAAACCGCGAGAGGATTCAGCGTTCTAAACCATCTTGAGTGCTGCGGAGCGCACTTCCTCTACCCTGCGCTCCCAGCCTTTCCCGAACACATCCCAGGTCTGCAAGCCCTTCATGAACGAAAGACGCTTATCGCAGTAGATGTTGATGAGATCAGCAGCAACCATCGCATTGGCAGCTTGCAGCGACAACGGACCGATAGCACCGTCAGGCTGAGTGCCGACACACTCCTGCAACCAACGGGCAGCGCGGCCAGCACCGCTGTTGATAGCAGCGTCAAACACAGCGTAGTCAACACCAGCAGGAAGCTGATCGCCCTTCACACGATCCCAATATTGGGCCTTGTAGAGCGGAGCAACGTCCGTCGGCTGAAGGTCGCGCATCTCCTGCTCAGTTACCTCTTTGCCGCACCACGCTTCCCAGACTGCTTTAGTGCACCCGAGATTGGTCATGCCGCCTGGGTCAGACGGGTGGTGAACATAACCCCCTTCATGATGCAAAACCGCTGCAAGTGCGGCATCAAAGTTAGAGTTCATTTCTTAGCCTTCATGTCGATGATCTTTTCCAGCGTCCGACCGCCAAAGTAAAAGCTCATGATGAGCATCCCCCACTGGCCTAGAAGCTCGACGTAAGCCTGATTGGTGTTCTTGTCGAACGCGCTCATCATCGCAAACGTGAAATAGCCGCATAGGATTGCTATCAGCGTCATTGGTCGGATATTCTTTGACAGCCAACTGTCGCTGGCCATGTCAGCCTTCAACCTGTCAGTCAGGTTGTTCTGCTCGATCTCAAACAGCTTGGTTTCGTTGGCTAGCTTCGCAAGCTCACCATCCTGGTGGAGTTTTGCTAGCTCTGCTTTCGCCTTGTCTGCCGCCGCTTGATCCGGCAGCACCCGGTCAAGTATTTTGGAGCCAACCTCAAGCAGTGGGCCGAGTGGGATCATCTTTATCCTTGCTCATAAGGTTGGCAGCAGCATACGCACCCTTGCGCCCGACGATTCCACCGACAGCGCCGATGCACAAAAGCATGATGTCCTTCAGTATCGCCATGAACTGAACGTCAATCGGGCTAATCTTCTCCATGTCGTGCTCGACAAACAGCACACCAAGAATGATGCCGATGACGGAGGCAACCAGGATGCCGGTTAGCGATAGAGCAATGACTGCCCAAACCCTAGTCTCAAGTTCTTCTGTCGTCATCCTCATGTCGAAATCCTTGCGAGAAATAGCATCAGCACCTCGACAAACAAGATGCTGACAACCAGAAACTTTATTGCCCCGGCCATGCGTCGATGATGTAGCTGACAAGGTGGAATAGGATGATGCCGCCGATACCGACAACGACAGCAATCAGCGCACGTTCCTTCTTCTGCTTTGCTAGCCGCTCTTTTTCTCGCTGTTCAGCCAATTCTGCCGCCTTGCGTCTCTGTACTACCGCGTTGTGCTCGCGCTGAATCTCGTCCCACACCTCAGATTGACCAGACCATATCAGGAACTGTTTAAGTTCCTGTGTCATCTCGCGAACTTTCTTAGCGGCAATGACAGTCTCTAGCGCCTCGCTCATCGCCGACTGTTCCGGCTTCTGCTTGGCCTTCTCGTCCAGAGACGCTTTCTGGAGTTGATCCTGAGCGTCGAATAGTTTCATGAAGTCGCCTAAGCACTCGTGCGCCTCCTTGCCGATCTGAATCGCTTGCTTGATGCCAGCGACAGCGGCCTGAGCGGTAGCGAGAACTACAGCGACTTCAATCATACTTTCAACACAACACCGATCAACAGGACGATGATAAAACCGGCACTGCCGATGAGAATCTGTTCTAGACGCTTTAATCGAGCGTTGATGCCTTCATACCGGACAGCGCAAACCTGCTCGTGCGTCATCAATTTGGCCTCAATGTCGTTCATGTCTTAATGATGAAGTAGACCCCAAGGTAGGGCGGGAGGTTTGCATTGGTTCCAGACGAACCAGTGGAATCCGTTGTACCGGTGTGTGTGTGGTCTGGAATCGTGATATTCAGACTCTCAAACGATCCACCACCAGACGATCCTTGTGGACGATTTGCTAGCGAAGTGCTAACAGACATGATGCCGCTTGCGCTCCTCGGGCCAAAGTCGCCAGAGTTGCCGAGCACAGCAGAACCGCTTGCAGAACCAGCAGAACCAGTCGTAAAGGTGTGAGTGTGGCTGACAGTGATTGCGTTAGCACTACCACCAGTCGAGTTAGCACTGTAGGTCGTGCCAGCACCAACAGGGAAGCGGTCGCGGAAGTCCGGCACGTTGAACGTAGTAGACCCGTCACCCGATCCGTATGCCGTACCGAGAATTGCAAACAGAGCGGAATAAGTCGAGCGGGAGACAGCAGCACCGTTACACAATAGATAGCCAAACGGAGCGGAGGCAGTGCCCCACATCATCATGCCGCCGGTAGGAACGTAGTTCGGTGTTGATGTGATCCATTCAGCACCGTTTGACGTTAGCACATTGCCAGCAGCGCCTGACGAGGTAAGACCAGTGCCGCCACCTGCGACTGACAGTTGGTTGCTGGTCTGATTGCCTAGCTGGAAGTCTCGCAACTGTGCCATCAACTCTCGGATGGCATTGTTTAGGTTAGCAGG